CCCAGAAGTCGAAATAGAACCGATTGCCTGGAATGCGCTTTACCTCAATTGCGTTCGCGGGCTGGGCTTGGCGCCAAGTGAGTTCTGGTCGATGACGCTTGGCGAAGTTCTGCTATTGTTGCAACATCATCAAGATGATCAGCCGGGCAACTATCCCGGCAAGCTGACAAGGCGAACGGTGCGCGAGTTGCAGGATTGGATGGCGCGCGGCTATCCCAAGGAAGGCTAGAGCATGGCATTGCCCGAAATGCGTGTGAAGATCGCGGCGGACACAACCGACGTTCAAACTGACTTCACGAAACTCAACCAGACGCTTGACCGGCTCGAAGATAAAATCGGGATGACGGTCAATGCGTCTGGTCGGTTGGTTGATAAGTTCGGGCAGACCAAGCGCGTTACCAGAGACCTGGAACAAGCAATGCAAAAGGCCGGCGTTAAGACCGACGACCTGGCCGACATTATGCTGCAAGCGCGCGACCAGGCAACCGGCCTAGGCCGCGCCATGAAGGTTGCCAACGATAACGTTCGGGCGGCTGGCGCGGTTGCCTTGCCGCAAGCCACGCGATCAAGCGGCGCGTTCGGGCGCAGCTTGCAGAACGTCTCGTTCCAGGTCGGCGACTTTGCCACTCAGGTTGGCGCCGGCACGGCTGCGAGCGTTGCGCTCGGTCAGCAGTTGCCGCAGTTGCTCGGCGGCTTTGGCATTCTCGGCGCTGCGCTTGGCGCGGTGGTGGCCATCGCGGTGCCGCTCACTAAGTCGCTGGTTTCGATGACGGAGGGGGCAAAGCTAACCAGCGATCAATTCGGTTCTCTTGGGCCGGTCATTGTTGACGTTGCTGACGCATTCAAGTCGCTTAAACCTATTATTAGCGATGCGCTGGGTTTCCTGGCCGAGCATCTGGAAAAGGTGTTGCTCGGCGGCGCTGCCGTTGCGGCATTCTTTGCTGGCAAATGGGTTGCAAGTTTTGCCGCGGCCAGAATTGCCACGATTACGCTTGCAGGATCGTTGAGCGCGCTACGCGGCGCGCTAATGGCAACCGGATTCGGCGCGCTTATTGTGGGGCTTGGCACGCTTGTCCAGCAGTTGATGGACGCGGATAGTTGGCTGCGCGTGTTCCTGGCGCGGATTGGTTTGCTGACGGCGACCACAAAAAAGCAAGCAGAGGCGGTCGCCGAGGGAACGCGCCAGGAGATTGCCCATTTACAGGCCATGCAGGCAACGGCTATTGCAAGCGCCGAGGCGCGCGGGCGCAACATCGAGGACATTAAGATTATCCAGAATCGGGCGGTCGCAATTGAGCGCCTGACGGAGAAACTGAAATCGCAAGAAAAGCAAGTCAAAAGCCTTGCTGATGCCGAGGCGTTGGCAAATGCGCCTGTTGTGCTGCTTGATTTCAGCAAGAAAGACGATTCAAAGGACAAACTTAAAAAGGATATTGAGGACCGCAACAAGCTGCGCGACGAGGAAATGCAGCGCCAGCGCGAGCGGCTGCAAGAAGGCTTGCAGGCGATCCGTGAAAGCCAGCTAACCGAGCAGCAAATGCTGTTCAAACACCTACTCGATAAAAAGGCTTTGATAGATGAAGCCTATGAGCAGGGCTTAACGAATGATATTGAGCGCAAAGAGTTAGAGCGGGAGTTACAGGCCGAGCATAATAAAAAGATGCTCGAACTGGAGGAGCGAAAGAATCAAGAGCGGCTTGCTGGGATGGGTGCGCTTGGGCAGCAGTTGGCGCAACTAACAAAAGGCACGGCGGCGGAACAGTTGCAGGCAAATGCAAAATATTATGCCCAACTCGGCCAGCAGGTCAGCCAGGGCAACGACAAGCTGTTTGCGATGCACAAGGCGTTTTCCATCGCAATGGGTTTGATTGACGCTTACGGTGCCTTCTTAAAGGTTCTGAACGGCTGGGACAGTATGACTTGGGTGCAGCGGCTGGCCGCGGCCGCTACTGTCTTGGCGGCTGGCTTAAGTGTTGTGTCGCAGATTCAAGGCGTCAGCAAAAGCGGCGGCGGTGGTGGCAGCAGAAGTGCCGCGGCAGCGACCGGTGGCGGCGGTGGGACAGCCGGCTCCATAGCGCCGGCTGAATCATCTCGCCCGCGCGGGCCAGCGGTCAGCTTGACGTTAGTCGGCGACCAGGGCTTTAGCCGCGCGCAGATCGTGCAGATTGCGGAGGCGTTGAATGACGCAGGCGATGAGGGACAACTTGTGCAGATCATGGGGCGGCGATAATGGGCGTTGAGACCGAAGGCGGCTACACCTGGACCAGCGGCAAGAACGCTCGCCTGCTGCACGCCGGCAACAAGTTGGTGATTAAGACAATCACGGCGACGGCAGACAGTGGCAGCACGGCTGATCTGGTGGACAACGGCCTAACGCAAGATAGGTGGGTGCCGTTTAGCAATCTTCTATCGGATCCGACCGACCTAAGCGCCAGCACTTGGACGGCAACCAATATCACGGTCGGCAGCGATGGCCTGACGCTGACTGAGACGACCGACACCGGCGAGCATGACGTATCGCAGGCGTACACGTGGACCGCCGCGGAGCATGTTCTGGCTTTCAAGATCGAGCGGCAGACCGCGCCGGAGGTGCAGGTGCGGGCGAACGATGGCACTACCAGTTTCACTTGCTTCTTCGACCTGCGGGATGGGACCGTTGGCACGGCAGCGAATTGCACCGGGCAGATTCAAGACCTGGGCCACAATCAATATCTGCTCTCGATCTATTTTACGCCGCTAGCCGCGACCGGCGTTGCTGAGTTGTTGCTATCGAATGGGTCCGAAACGGTATCCTATGCCGGCAGCACGTCAACTACCATCAAGGTGCTGCGGGCGAGCGCCAACCTTTCCAGCGCAAGTCTACGGCTCGATCCTTTCACCAGCCAGGCCGGCACGCTGTTTGCGGTTGCCGCGCACAATCTCGGCAGCAGTAACGCCCGCATTGAGTTTGAGCATGACAGCGACGAAAACGACACATGGACAACCATTGGCACGGTGACGCCGAGCGATGATAGTCCGATCATGTTTTTCTTTGATAGCGTGACAAGCCCGCGTTGGCGGATCACGGTGGACCGCGGCGCGCTGCCGGAGATCGGCGTTGTATGGGTCGGCGATCCGCTGACCTTCCCGCAGGCGTTCTATACCGGCTTCACGCCGGCCAGGATGAACCGAGCAACGGACGTGATCGGCAACATCAGCCGCACAGGCGACCTGCTGGGCAGGTCGATCAAGCGAACGGTACTTTCCGAAGAATATAGCTGGACGCATCTCACTTATACATGGGTCCGGGCCAACCTTGACGGCACGCAAGGCGTGATCCAATCACTTGAGGATGCGCCGGCTTTCCTGGCCTGGCGCCCGGAAGAGGTCGCCGAATGCAGCTATATCATGCGCGCATCGGTCAATCCGCCGTCTGCAATGGGCGTGCAGGCCTACTGGCAATTCGGATTCAGCGGCGAGATTTACGCCTATGAGTGACACTGCCACCCATCGCGAGCCGGTTGAAATTGTCGAGATACTGGTGCCGAAGTGCGTCAACGTTCACGGCAGCGCGCCTTGCACGGCAACCGAAACCGGGGCGGCAAAGTGTTTCAACACCCGCGCGACTTGCAACGATACCGACAACTTCCAGGCGCGACCGCTCGCGCACCTGACGCCAGACCTGACGCTAGAGCAGGGCGATACCATCGACAATGCCAGCATCGACTTTGCCGACGACGCGCTGATTGAGGTTGATCTGTGGTTTGATATGGAAGCAACTGGCACAATCTTTGCGGTCGGCAATGCCTCCAATTTCATGTATCTCGGCATCACCGGCACGGACTTGGTGCTGGCCGCAGGCGGCACGGCATCCAACCAAGCTCGTGCAACTTACGCGATCAGCAATCTTTATGGCAACACCGTTACGCTGATTGCCCGTGTCGATTACAGTAACGACGCGGTTTATCTTTACAAGTTCTGCCCGGTCGAGTTGGAATTGACGCTGCTTGCGTCGGCTACGGCAAGCGGCAGTATGCCCGCAGCGTGGGCGCATGGCACCGATGGCACGGTCGGCGAGGATAGCGGCATTACCTACGGCTCGGAAGATGGCGGCGATTTTTCCTCCGTCATCACGGCAGCGCGGGTGCATAGCGCCCAGACGGCCACGTTGACGCCAAGCGCCGACGCTTACCGGTTCAGATATTATTTTGACGACGGGCGCAAGGCCAAGCCGGCCGACGATATCTATACGCTGCCAATATTAACGCGCGCAAGCACGGTGGGAACGCGGCTTAATCTGACCGGCATTGATGATCGGTACGAACCGCTGGGCCGGCGAGCATATGCGGATGTGACATTGGCCGATGCGCCGCATTCCGATTACCCGTTCGACCCATACCGCACAGATCGCGGTTATGATGCGCTCAAGCGTTCGACGTTCTGGGCCAAGTGGCGCATTCGTCACCTATACGGCAAGACGCGGGCGCTGGTGCGCTTCTATCACGGCTACAATGGCGAAGCCCTGGCCGACATGACGCGCCAGACCTACGTTTTGGATTCGCTCAATTGGGGCCGCGAGGCAATGCGCATCCGCTGCCGCGATTATCTATCCTTGACCGAATTTCGCCGCGCTCAGGTGCCGCCGCTGACCGATGGCGAATTGACGGCAGACATAACAGATGCGGCAACCTCGTTTGTCCTACTAGGCGACGTTACGGAAGATTACCCGGCAACCGGCACGGTGCGCATCAATGATGAACTGATGACCTACGGATCGCGCGCCTACGATTCCGGCGCAGACGAAACGACCTTTTCAAGCGTGACGCGCGGAACTGATGGCACGACCGCCGACGAACACGAGGCCGAAGACGCGGTGCAACTTTGCCGACGCTATACGGCTGCGCGCGTCGATGACGTGTTAGCTGATTTGATCGTGAACGATGCCAAGGTGCCAGCGCAGGCCGTGGACCTGGCGTCATTCACGACCGAATATGAGGACACTTTAAGCCAGTATATTCTAACTACAATCATCAGCGAGCCGACCGGCGTGGATCGACTGATCGGCGAAATTGCCGAGCAGGTCGGCATTTTTGTTTGGTGGGATGAGCGGGCGCAGAAAATCAAGATGCAGGCCATCACGCCGGTTGACGTGCTGGATGGTGCGCTGACGCAAGAGGCCAATATTGTCGGCGATTCATTCGAGATTGTAGAGCGCCCCAAGGAGCGGATCACGACCATTTCGATGTTCTGGAATCCGCGCGACTGGGCCGGCGATCTAAACAAGCCAAGCAATTTCGCCAATCAGCTAATCATCGCCAACACCTCCGCTCAAGACCTTGACCAATACGGCGACCTGCCGCAAACGCGAGAAATATATTCGCGCTGGCTGACGACCGAAGGGCTGATGACTCAGACTGGCTCGCGCTATTCGCTGCGCTATGCCGACGTGCCAAATTATGTAAGACTGAAAGTCGATGCCAAAGACCGGGCATATTGGATCGGTGATTTCGTGACGATCTCGCACGATTATCTAGTTGAAGAGACGGGCGCGCGGGATGAGACGCGGCGTTGGCTCATTATCGAGTGCGAGGAAACTGAGCCGGGGCATAGCCAGGACATGACGCTGGTGGACGTGACGCTTGATGGCCGGCTTTATCGCATCACCGAAAACGGCATCGGCACCTATACGCCGGAATTGTTCGCCCTGGCGAATGCCTTTATCACCGACGCAAACGGCTTGAATAGCGACGGCACGACCGGCGCAACTATCATCTAGAGGCAAATCATGGCAGTAGCATGGACCACGCTTACAAACGCCCAAGTCGCGGCCGGCGCAGCGATCACCACGGCGCTGATGACGGCGCTGCGCGACAATCCAGAGGGTATAGCCCAGCGCGCCACGGGGCATCCGAAAATATTTGGCACCGCCTATGATTACCAAGAATTCACCGCCAACGGTACGTGGACAAAGCCCAGCAACGCCGAGAGCGGCGATAGGGTGATTGTGCATCTTGTTGGCGGCGGAGGGGCTGGGCAGCGCGCGGGTAGCAACGCAGACGGCGGAGGCGGTGGCGGCGGTTTGTTCCATGTTTTCCAGGACATTGACGACCTGGGCGCAACAGCGGCAGTAACTATTGGCGCTGGCGTTGGCGCCACCTCTAGCGAGGTTTCGACAGTTGGTGGGACGACGGAGTTCGGTGCATCTGATGCGGATAGTTATGTAGATACAACTGAGTTTTTGCAGGCGTTTGGCGGCAGCAGTAGTGGTGCCTCTAACGGTGCAGGCGGCGCGGTTAGTTTTTACAACGATTATTTTGAGTCGGTCGGCACCAACGGCGGCGCCGGGTTCCATGGCGGTGATGCTGGCACTGCCGCTACTCCTGAGCCTGGAGCGGATTCCGTCTTTGGTGGGGGCGGCGGTGGAGGCGTAGATTTCGGCAGCACAGGCGGCGTTGGTGGGGCTTCGGCATGGGCTGGCCGGGGGGGACGTGGCATTGATTCTTCGGGAACAGTGGCTGGCGCCATATTTGACGGTGAGTTCCCAGGCGGCGGCGGCGGCGCGGTTGATAGCGGGGCAACAGGAGATACGGTCGCGGGGGCCGGGGGTGACGGCTATTGCCAAGTCTGGTGCTTGCGGGAGGACGCATAATGGCTAAAGCAACACGGCGCGCTGAGATTGAGCGCGGCATTGTTCTGGACGAGGACGGCTTTCCGATTGCCTTTGTGCAGTGGGAAAAAGGCCAGCGGCCAAACTTCAACCAGAAACTCGCGGATGGCTCGACCAAGCGCCACAAGGTCATTGACGGCGCGGTATACGAGTCAGGCGCTGAGGGCGGGCGTTGGAATGGCCAGGCGTGGGAATATCCCGACGCCGAGGAAATATGGGTGAATGAAAAAGGCCAATATCGCAAACGGGTGCGGGTCTTTTCCCAATACATGAACCGCGCATCGGCTTTGCCACCCGGCTGGATCATTGCCGGCTCACCGCCGCCGAAATCGCGCGCACGTCGGCCGGTGTATGACAAGTTCGACGGGCAATGGAAATTCCCGAAAGTCAAGGTGGTGCTGGCTGATGATGGCACGGTGATCAATCGCGTGCTGGTAGACCCGCGCGAAGGCGTCGAGCCGCCGCCATTGCCGCCGGGGCAACGCATGATTGACGAGCCGCCGGGCGCAGACATTCCGCGCGGATCGCGTTATGATGGGCAGAGCTTTGCGCCGAAAGGACCGCCAAAATGAGCAAGAAGCAAATTCAAAACACTATCCGCTGGGCCGGGGCCGTGATCGTGTGCGTGATTCTGTTTGCGGTGTTCGACCAAGCTGTAGACGCTAAATTGTTATTCGAAATAATCGAAAGGATGTCCTCCCAATGACCCGCCTTGCCTTCGCCGCCGCCATGATGGCGAGCCTCGCCGCTTGTTCCACTGCCTCGACCGATGACATTGGCTCCCCGGTCGAGCCTGCCGCGCTGACCAACGCGCCGGGGATGACATCGTTTGGGGTCGGCATGAACTCCGAAACCGGCATTCCCGACTCGGTGATCTACAGCAACGCCAAGGACGACACCGGGAGCTTGATCGAAACGATCTATGAGTTCGATCCGGCGACGGGCAACAAGGTCCGCGTTTCCTACCGTTACTCAATCGACTCCAGCAAGGGCTCCGAGCAGACACAGGCAGTCCTGGCGGCGGTGGAAGCGGTCGCTGACGCCCAAGCCGAGACGGCGCAGGCGATTGGGCCAGAGGCGCTCAAGGCCGTGGTCGAAGGGCTGCGGGTTGGGTTTGGCGTGCCATGAGGACTATCTCTCAACACACAAACAAGGATAGCTCCAATGCGTAAAATCTTACCTCTCGCCATTGTTGGTTTTGCTCTACCGTTCGCCGCAACCGCCCAGGTCGGATCGGGTGAGGCTATCTGGCAGGGCCAGACCTCACTGCAGGAGTTCGACGCGGAATGCACCTTCTTGCAGAACAACCCTGGCACCATGATCTTGGCCGGCAACACCTGGACC